CTTCTCCGCATCGCGATTTTGGACGGCTTCTTTGTAAAGTTTTGTAAATCGATTCCAATCTTGATGGAACCGCTTGTCATTTGTATGCTTTCCGACCATGTTGGCGATATTTAATACATCCGGGCTTTTTTCTTGGATCCAGTTCCAAATGATCTTGTCTCCCTGGCGAAGCCACTCCACTTTGCCCCAACCTACGTGGTAGTTGAGTTCATCGTGCAACCAGCGAACACGCTTGCGATCTTGCTCCAACGCTTTCTTTGAGGAGTAACTGTTCCAAAACTGAATTCGGCGTTGCTCAGTTCTGGCTCGGATGTATTTCGCTTTGGCCCATATTTCCTGTTCCTTTTGCTCAATCTGTTGTTGTGCTTTAGCTTTCCATTCTTCTCTCATCCGTTCGACTTCTTCCTCGCTTTTTCCGCCATAAAAACGATGGAAAAAGTCGTCTTTTTCTTGTAAGGGGGGATGGGCTGTAACAGAATGAAAATTATGAGAGACGTCTTCGTTATTTACTAAAAATTGGGTTGGTTTGTCAGGTAAAAATTTATTCCATGCGCTAACCAATTGTTCTCCTACAGCGGACCCAAATACTAAAATTGCGCTTCCCAGACCTATTACTTTCAAAATAGTGGAAAAATACATAATCGAACCTCCTTGAACGAGCATGCTGCTTCTCGCGCTCCTCACTCCCATTATACAAATCCTTCCTCCACAAGTAAAGCTGAACCATTACCAGATTTCCAGTCGCAAAAAAATCCGCCTTTGGACGGTTTGTGTCAAAATTCGTCGCGATTCGATAAAGGATTTGACCGCCCCTGCGCGGAAGTAGTCCCACGAGGTGGGGGCAATGGTGTTGCTGAGAACGAGGTTGAAACAAATACTTGAGGAGCGGGGAATCAAGCACGTCTGGTTACGTGAGCAAGTCGGTGTGTCACGGAGCCAGTTTACTCGGATTGTTAACGGCACGTGCAATCCGTCTCTGCCGGTGGCGATCCGGATTGCCCGCGTCCTAGGGATGCGCGTGGAGGACATCTGGTGGGAGGAGTGATCCACCGAGACAGGCGAGTTTTTTGTCCTTAGTGCTCATATATGGTGATCTTTTTGCCCATATCTGCATACGATGATACCACCAACGCACAAAGGAGGTTGGTGGCATGCGTCGGCTACTTGCCTGGGTGGCGATCCTGTATGTGATCCGCGAAGCCCTGACCCTGTTCCTAGCCGTCTTCGCCGCGACGGCGTGCTTTTGGCTGCTTGTCCAATTGGCGGGGGTGACGTGGTAATGCACAGCCGGCATACCGTTCGATACATCTGCGAGGTGTATCCGTCGGGGAACCGTTACTACTACAAGCAGGAGCTCATCGCTCCCGATGGCTGGCAGAAGCCGGAGAGCATCATGTGGTCACGGCCGCGACCGATCACAGAAAGAACGTTCCGAAAAGCAAAAAAGGCCGGCTACCCTGTGGTAGTCCGGCACATCAAAAACCCACCCGCTGACATCGTATGCCTGCCGCTGGTCGGAGATGAAAGGAGGGAGCGCCGTGGACGAGCGAAAAGTGCGCGTCGCCGCAAGAAAGATCGAGGACGCCTTGAGCGACTTCTGCTTCGTTGAGTGCCAGTTGCGAATTTGCGAAGGATGCCCTGTGGACGCGGCGCTCCGGTGCGCGCGCGAGCTGATGTTGCCCTGCCCGTATGTGGGGGAACTGACACCAGAGCAGCGCGCGGCGATACGAAAGCCATGCAGGCATCTGACGGTACTCCCGGGCGGTCGAAAGTCAACCTGGCAGTGCTGAAATGTCAATGCCCTGGCGTGTGTCGGGGGCTTTTTTTGATGTTGACGAATAGTATCGTATGTAGTATCATTAAAGTGAAAGGAGGTGGAACATGGCAGGGGTAGAGAAGCTGATCCAAAAAATGAAGGACCGCCCTAACGGGATACGGTTTGCGGAGATCGCCAAAGTCCTCCGCGCGTTCGGATACGAGGTGGTTCGAGTCAGGGGGTCTCACCACCAGTTCCGAAACGCGGAAGGGGACGTGATCACGATCCTGAAACACGATCCCGTCATGGCGGCTTACGTCAAGGAAGTCCTCAAGCGGATAGGGAGGTGAGCCCTCCCTATCCAACCCCTATCTACAGTATACCCCTGCCATCACCAATGAAGAAGAAAGACCTTCAGTACTATCTAAGCCTTCCCTATACAATCATGATCCAGCACATGAAGGACGAGAGTGGCGAGTACTACTTCGCGCGCGTGCTGGAGTTGGATGGCTGCATGAGCCATGGGGACACCCCGGAAGAGGCATACCGGAACATCCGGGAGGCCATGGAAGGTTACCTAGAAGTGAAGTTAGAGCACGGCGACCCGATCCCGGAGCCTGTTCCCGAGGAAGAGGCGTATAGCGGCAAGTTCGTTGTGCGTATTCCGAAGAGCCTTCACCGGCGCCTGGCCATCGAGGCGCAACGGGAAGGTGTATCGCTCAACCAGTACGTGCTGTATAAGTTGAGCAGGTAAAACGGCAAGACGGGCAGGGGGAAGAAAAGGTCCTGCCCGTCTGGCGGAAGTGGCGAATCCCCGGCGTTGTGCTGGGGGATTTTTTGTTTGTTATACAAGGTTTCATCCTCGTGCCGAGGAGAAGAGGCTTGGCCGTTCATTGTCCGCATGGTTATGCTGCTGAGCTGCCGCGGGAGCTAATTTCTTTGCTGAGCGCTATCCACATTCGAATTTACATGTCAACTTCTATTGCAATCCGTGCTGACGCGTGGTACAATAAAGCTGCGGACTGAAACAGGGCTTTCCCTGCGTAGGTCCCAACCGGCCCTTACGGGCCTTTTTATTTTATGTGATCCAAACGATTCCTTTATTCCACCGACACCTTTGAGAAGCCTGTTTGAAAAGGACTTTGTCTAGCCGCATAAAGTAGTTGTATCCCTTCTTCTTGCGCATATATTTATTAGGTGCCAATCTCTGATGGAGGAAATATGCGTTTACGTCTGCTAGCTGAATAATGTAACTGGTCATCGAGTCTCTCATATTGGCGTCTTCAATGATGTATTTCATGTTTAATGGTCTTGCTGAAGTACCACCAACGTATGGAACATAATTAAAGTGCCGCATTTTTCTTATTAAACTTCTCAATTTCCTATCGTCTGTACGGTCGGGTAGAAGAATCGCAAATTCTTCAACGCCATATCCACCCGGAAAGTTTCGAAAATGAAGGGTGTTATCTATTCTTTGGATCAAGTGTTTCCATGCTTGTTCAAAAATGTAATCACTCNGCAGATTAGGTATTTTTGCCCTTATACTTGCTTTATCAACAACAACATGCAATAACTTTATGTAATCAAGCTTTTCTTCAAAATCAATTATATTCCTGCATATTTGAAGGCGTACGTGTTTAGGGATTTTAGAAATAGATTCGTTGGGTTTTGTAAACCATTCTGTTGTATGAATTTCTTCATGCATCTTTAAACCATAGTTTTGACGTAATTGCCTCCGTAAAGCAATTACATCATTTAGAAGCTGATACCATTTCGATTCATGGACCACAATTGCACCTAGAATGTAATAATTAGTTGGACTATTATTAAGTCCTGTATCTCCGCTTTCATCCACATAAACCAAATACATATTTGTCTCACCTCAATTCTCTTAAGGAATTATTCTTCAATCGAATAGTATACTCTTAAAAAAGTTCTGGATCAACAAGCATATTGAACAGTGATGTTAAGGCGCTGGAGGTAGGTATCAGATTAACAGCCCGGCTCACTGGCCGGGCTTTTCTGTTGGCCTCGTTTGGGGTACAATACGAACAGACGTTCTAAGAACGTGAGTTCGGGTGATGCCCATGCTCCGCGATCTCCAGCGCTATCTGGCCCGTCGTCAGCCCGTCGATATTGTTTACATCGACCGGGCCGGCCAACTGACCCAGCGCCGCGTCCGGTTGCTGCGCGTCGATGCCGCCCACGTCCGGGCCTACTGCTACGAACGGCGCGCCGTGCGCACGTTCAACCTGGCCAAAATCCTCGCGGCAATGCCGGCCAGGGAGGGCGGTGCAGCATGACGCGGGATGACCGCACGCCTCAATTCGACCCCATTCGCCTGGCACTCTGGAGCCAGGCTGACGTGTGCAGGTGCATGGCGAAAGGGAAATGGAAGTGGATAGACGGCCGGTTGACTTGCCTGCGTTGTGGCAAGCCGAAGTACCCGGAGCCGGAACAAGAAAGAAAGCCGTGGTGGGCTGTTGAGGAGTTGTAGTATACTGTAATGTAATTAATTCCTAATATAGGAGCATTCCTGTAATGAAACAAACGGGGGTTTGAACAAAACGAAAACCTCCTGATATCGTGGTGGTGTCGAAAGAATCCACCACCACGAAAATCAGGAGGTAGTACCCCTANGATAGCACAAAATCGCAAGCTTGCCACCATTAACGATTCCACGCTCATCGTAGCCGTTGACATCGCGTCCCAAAAACACGTGGCACGTGCGATTAACTGGCGTGGGCACATCCTTGGCGAACCGTTGATCTTTGACAACCGACTTGAGGGGTTTGAGGTGTTCTTAAAGTGGATCCGCCAGCTGCAGGCGAAACACGGGCTTGTGGACGTCGTGGTCGGCATGGAGCCGACCGGTCATTACTGGCTGAACCTTGCCGCTTATTTGCGTGCTTGCGATGTCCCGGTCGTCCTTGTCAACCCCTTCCATGTCAAGCAAACCAAAGAGTTTGTAGACAACTCGCCGACCAAAAACGATCGCAAGGACGCCTTGGTCATTGGCAAGCTTATCAAAGACGGGCATTTCGTCATTCCCACATGGCCGCAAGGCGATTTCGCCGAGCTGCGCGGCCTTGTCCATCTCCGCTACCAGCTCATGAAGAACCTTCAGCGCCTGCACGCGCGCATCCGCCGCTGGTTGGACCAGTACTTCCCGGAGTTCCTCGATGTGTTCCCGGACTGGGAAAGCAAAACGGCCCTCGTGTCGCTTCGTCTCTTCCCGCTTCCGCAAGATGTGTGTGCGTATACGCCCGAGGAGCTGGTTCGCCTGTGGCGAGAACACGGGGTACAGCGGGCCGTGGGACTTTCGCGCGCTCGTTCCTTGCGCGCAAGCGCCGAGCGTTCCATCGGTCTGACCCAAGGCCTGCATGCCGCGCGCCTTTCGCTTCGCTGCTGGCTGCAGGAATACGACCTCCTGCGCCAGCAGCTTGAGGAGATTGAGCAGGCAATCGCAGAGCTCCTCAAGCGCATTCCCGGGGCTATGGAAATGCTGAGCATTCCCGGCGTCAGCGAAATGACGGTGGCGGGGTTTCTGGCCGAGACGGGTGACTTGCGCCAATACCGCGACTGGCGGCAAATTCGCAAGCTAGCAGGGCTGAACATCGTCGAAAACCGTTCCGGGAAACACGTAGGCAAAACGCGCATTTCCAAGCGCGGACGTGCGCGCCTGCGCGCGCTTCTGTACCGCTGTGTCTTCGTGCTGGTGGCCAAAAATGCGGAGTTCCGGGCCTTGCACCGCTATTACACGAAGGAACGCCCAAACCCGCTGAAACCCAAACAATCTCTCGTTGCGTTGTGCTGCCGGTTGATTCGCCTGCTCTATGTTCTGGGGACGCGCAAGATCCGCTACGATGCCAGCCGAATGCCCAAACCTCCGCAATCCATTGCGACGGTAGGTCTCGTCGCCTAGGGTCAGGAATGCTCCTGATGGTATGACGAACGCCTTGATCCGTTCTCGCTCATTCGTGCACGCAGAGAGCCGGTATTTCAATCCATTCGGGCTGAGACCCTGCCTAGGAGCAAACGTGGCCTCCTCCCTCGACAGGTTGGACGAAGGAATGTGGTGGGCACAAGACTCCGTGAGATATGGGAGGGTAGCTGCGAGGGAAAACAGGGGAGGCCTAGGAACGACCTAATAAATGGAAGTTTGTTGATCTTTTCCCTCAACAGCACCCCTCAAACCAATATTCAACTTATAATCAACAAATAGGAAATAATTCTGATTTCGCCGAGGGAGTAAACGTGCGAATGGGTGAGCAAAACGAAGAAAATAGCTTTTTGCTTGAGGGAGGATGGTAAAATAGAAAGCGGCTGAGGACGGTTATCAATCCTCAGCCACAAGCGGAAGTGTCTGGCGCAACGGACACTTTCTTCGGGGCATGTCACAGGCATTTTCTTGTATGCATTGCACTTGTGGTTTTCTGTGATTCCGGCTTTTTTGCCGGACTTTTTGTTTTGTCCCGTACGCCTTTANGCCGTTTTGAACCGGGCAATTTCGCGGTTGAGCAGTTCAACCATTTCCGTGAGCTGTTGTGCCGCTTGGGCAACTTCCTCGATGGCCCGCGTCTGCTCTTGCGCGATCGAGTTCACGGTTTGTGCACCGGCCGCCGTCTGTTGGCTCATCGCGGAGATGTTCTCGATGGTCTGGACGAAGGTATCTTTGTTGCGGTTCATCTCGTCCATTGCGGATGCCACGCTTTCCATCTCCGTATGAATGTGCTCAACGGACTGCAGGATGCTTTGGAACGTCTTTTTGGTTTGTTGCACAATGTCATGCTGCTGGCGGGCCATATCCACCGTTTGGCCAATCGACCGGACGGACGATTCCACCTGCTGATGGATGGCCTGCACCACGCCATCGATCTCCCGGGCCGCCTTGGAAGATTGGTCGGCGAGTTTGCGCACTTCAGCGGCCACGACAGCGAATCCGGAACCGTGCTCACCGGCTCGTGCAGCCTCGATGGCGGCATTGAGCGCGAGCAAGTTGGTTTGGTTCGCGATCTCTTTTATCGTCGTGGTAAAGGACGTGATCCGGTTCATCTGGTCGATGAGGGCTTGAATCTCGGCCGTCACGCGCTCGGCTACGGAAACATTTTCTTCGGAAGCGCTTTCCAAATCCGCCATGGCGGCATAACCTTCTTTCCCGGCCCGGGTTGTTTCGGCGACGGCCTGTTTTACGTTTACGGCATTCGCGGCAACGCGTTCCAGGGAGCGCGCAAACTCCGTAACAATTCGAGAACCGTGTTCCGTTTCTTTGGCTTGATTGACCATCGCGTCGGCAATCTCGCCAATGGTTCGCCGGATCTCTCCCGCCTGAGCCGTCGTCTCTTCCGCCACCGCCGCGAGACCGGTTGCGGCTTCTTCGATGCTCTGGAAGCGTTCGCGGTTGGAGGCAATCAACGTGCGGAGGCGATCAATTGTTTCATTAAAATGGACAGCCAGTTTGTCAATTTCATCCCCATCCCGGACGTCGATGCGCAGGGAAAGGTCGCCATCGGCCAAGCGGACCATCGCCAGACGAAATTGATTCAGCCGTTGCTCAATCGCACGGGCAAAAAAATACGTTCCGGCCACACATCCCGCAAGGATCAAGAAGCCGATGCCCAGTAAGGTGATCAAGTAACGCAGGTGGATGGGGATCAAGAGCCAGAAGCACGCGGTGTAGAGCAGGATGGTGCACAAAACAACGAGGGCAATGTACGAAGAGAGCTTCCATTTGAGCGGCAAAGCACGCAACCAACGTTTCATAAAATTGGATCACCCCTCCTTCTTTGAAAAATATTTCTTTTTAAGAAACAGTACCAAAGACTCACTGCTTTCATTATAGGAAAGAAAACAAAACTGCATTCAATAGGACAAACTTCCTAGGTGAAAATAGTTCGAATCACCCAATTTCAATTTGGAAATCAACAAAAGGACATCCCGCCTCACCACTCCGTGAGACGGGATGCACCGTCACGATGTTCTCAATCCCATGCGAACCTCTGTTCTTTCCACGGATCTCCGTGGCTCTCTCTACGTAATCATTAGGAACGCACGTTCGTATTCGGTTTACTTGCGGCAGGGGCTCAACCCGAAGGGAGCCGCGCCTGCCGCTTACCCGTCTCCCCCGATGCTCAGCGAGCGCCCGGGGAGAGGGGCAATGGCTGTCAATCTACAAATGCCCCGGCATAACGCCGGGGCTTCGTCATTTCCGAGCCGTGTTTTTCACTGTCGACCACAAGCCAGCCGCGCTTAATCCGGCCAAAAGGCCATTAACCGCGGCCGTAACCGCCGGCGAGTCGGCAAAGACGTAAGCCATGATTCCCCCCGCGATACCAAACCCAACGGCCAGAATTCCTGCATACCGCGACGGGAACCCTAACCCCTTTGCCAGCTCCACCAGCGCCACAATTAGTCCGATCGCAGGAATACCCCACCACGTAAGGCTGTCCATATTGTTATACCCCTCCTTACCTCAAGAGGTTTAGGCCAACGCCAACAATCGCGACAATCCAGCCGCCCCATTCCCGGACGGCGCGTCCAACCGACGCCCGTCCGGCGGCTTGCTGCTCGATGGCGTGGACGCGCATCATTACGTTTTCGAGATCAGCCCGCAGATTGTTGTACCTGCGGATTGCCTCTTGGGTGGCACGCAGCTCTCCGCTCAGGGTCATGATTTCGCCCTTCAGGTGCTGGATCATCTCGTACAAGTCTCGGTTCGTGTACCATTCCTTCGTCATGTTCACCACCCGTTTCACTTGCGCCCCTTCTTCAACGTCACAGCCCCGTCTTTCCATTCAACGGCATATCCAAGCGTTTCACCGACCTCTCGAATCGGCACCCACGTCCGACTGTCGCTGCCAAGGAATCCAACGATTTTCTTATTGCCGACCACCACTTCAACGGGCCGCTGCAACGTCGGCGCCGGTGTTGCGGACGACGTGCGGACGGGGGCCGGCAGATTGAACGCTTCGCGAATCCCTGCGGCCAGAGCTTCGGCTAGCTTCTGCCGGAAGGATGGGTTCGACAACTGCTTCCGGTCGTCCGGGTTGGTGACGAAGCCCATCTCCACCAGGACAGCCGGGCATCGAGTCTCACGCAAGACAGCGTAGTTCGCCGCCTTCACACCACGGTCGCGGAACAGCGGCGCAAGGTGGCGTTGGATCACCTGAGCCGCACGGCGCGCGGCCGGGCTTGCATCGGGATGGTGGTACGTTTCCACCCCGTGCGCCTCCGTGTCCTGTGCTGCGTTTAGGTGCAGCGACACATAGGCGTTGGCGCCCCACGTGTTTGCCATCCGTGCGCGCCAGGACAAATCGGCTGCTTGCGACCAGGGATGCACCGGGTCTGCGGCAGCCACTCGCGTGAGTCGGATTTCCAGCCCTGGAGTTCCGGCAAGCACATCACGCAACCGGAGAGCCACGTCCAGCGCGACGTCGGCTTCACGCACGCCGCCGGCGACAGCACCAGGATCGGATTGGCCAGTATGACCGGGGTCAATCATCAGCCGAAACATCGTCCCACCTCCGCTTTGGATTTCGTGCAAAAGAAATAGCCCGGGCTTTACCCAGGCTTAGATGACTTGGATGCTATCAAGCAGGAGGTAGTGTCCGTCGATGAAGTCTACCTGCTGGCACCAGACCTCCAGTAGAACAAACCGCACGCCGCGATCAGCGCACGGGCCAAGCGTCACTACCTGCACGTCGTCCGTGTCTGCCATCGTCACCACGGTTGCGGGATCATGGTCGATGCGGAACTTGACCGTCGTCCCCGTGGGATGGCTCTTCTTCGCCTTGAGCTGAATCCGGCGCGCACCATCGACGGCCACGCGGAAGGTCGTGTACGCGACGCGCGGGATTTCGATTCGCGCGGAACGCAGGCCGTCAATCGGGTTCTCCTCTTCGGTCCACACCAGGTTCGGACCGACAGGAGTGAAATCGGGTAGCAAGACGTTTCCGTTTCCATCGGTGATCGTCGGCCAACGATTTGATTCATTGAGGCTTGTACCATTCGTGGGATTAGGCTGATCAAGAAATGCGCAGTCACTCACTACCGCTCGTGGGTAACCACCACTGTATATACGAATGCCACCTCCATTCTCTGCAAACAGGCATCGTTTAAGTTCTGCAAATGTATAAAGGTTTTGGTTACAATCTAAAACATACTGATTTCCACCTGCTCCAACTACAACTGAATCAATAACAGAAACGGATTGTCCGCCGTAATTTGTATTTGCAATTAAGCTCCTAATAATAATAGAGTTCTTAATGACAATCGACGATACACCACCCAAATTGAACAAGTAATCCCCCACGGGTCCACGCAACACACAAGAATTAATCGTGACCGTAGGGGATGCCACGTTCTCTAGCAATTTGTTGGAAGTTGTAATCTTGCACTTCTCAAAGCGAACAGATACAGCGGTGTAGGCCGTAGCAGAGTAAATTCCACGTGCTGCGTTGATCATGCAATCAACAAAGGTCACCGAAACACCATTCGCGGTCGGTTCCACCACCACACCAGTTGGCACATCAATTTGAGCATTGACAACCTCAACAGGCCCGCTGCCAGTTCCCGTATTTCCTAGACGGATCGCTGTCGATGAAAAACGAAGGATGTCAATATTTTTCCATACAATTCCTCTGTTACTTCCTACGGTAATCCCCGCCGAACGAGTGGGGGTAATACCATCGTCCGATCCATCCAACACAACGGGCCCCGGGGTTACTCCCGAAAACAAGGCCCCTTCCCGATCCCCAAAGAACGTCAGGACCTTACGAGAACCACCACTACCGAGATCCAGACTTTCGTGGTACGTGCCAGGGGCAACGTAGCAGATGTCGCCGTCGGCCATGACCGATGCCGCCTTGCTCAACGTCGCAAACGGCGCAGCCGGTGAAGTCCCGGCGTTGTAGTCGTTCCCGTAGGGAGCAACGTAGAATGCCATGTTATCACCCTCCTGTAAGAATTATGGGAGCGCGGCATACGCCCAGCCATCAAGACGCCCGCGCACTTCGGCCTTGACCCGCAGGGTTTTCCCCACAGGCGTGCTCAGAAGACTAACGGGCTGTCCAGGCGTCGCTTCAACCCACGTTCCGCCACCATCGCGGCTGATCCAGAAGGTGCAGTCGGTGCAAACGGCATACACGACCGCTCTGGACGGAACGAAGGGAAGGTTTATCGGGAGGCTTACGACCACCGCCGACCGCTTCACAGAATCGGTGATCACCTGGGTGGCCCCGGCCTCAAAATCGCCAGTCACTCGTTCCGAAGGCTCACCAAGCCACCACAGCAGCGTGTCGGCGCCGCGGGCAACCGAGGAAACCGCTCCTGCATCAAAAGAGCTGGCCACTTCCGGAGTTGCGCTGGCCTCAAATCCACCGGCTGCAACGGACGTGACCAGCTTTTGCTCCTCTCTCCACTCCGTTTTGATCCGACGCTTGGCATACGTTTGGCCAATACCGTCCACCTCATGGTACGCTCCGGCGTCAAACGAACCGTCGTAAGAAACGGCCCCGCCAGCGTCTGTGATCCCAGCGCGAACGGTGAAGGGAATTGTATGAGAGACCCCGGCATCGAATCCGTCAAGGATGGTCGTAGTCGCGCCCGCATCCATACCGCCTGGCGAGAGATCAACGGTTATCGCCTTGGTCTTGCGGAAGAGCCTGCGGATCAAAACATTCTGGTCCGCCAGGGGCGCCCAACGCTCGGCAGCCTGGGCCGACGAGTTGGTAATCCGAACGTTGTCCGAGCGTCTTGCGTCAAGAGCCGACCCGTCGATCAGGGGATCATAGCGCTCCGAGACGGCCGTAAACGCGGGACGCGCCTGGTGTTCCAGTTGATCCAGACTGAAGGCCAGCCGGTTGAGGGCCCCCCACAAATCCGAACCAATTCCGCCTCCTCCACCGCCTCCGCCGCCATCTCCATCGCCACCGCCACTACCTCTGATGATCTGCCAACCGAAAGCCGTCCAGACGTACAGGTCGCCCGTGTCCATGGTCACCCGAACGTCGCCAAGTTCATTGCCGGAGTTAGGCAGATCGGTGGCGGACGGGACTGGTTCGCGCCAATGGCGGACGGCCACGGTTACGTCTCCCAGGCCATTGGACGGCGTGACGACGATCCCCTCTCCGGCTATGACCTTATGCACACCTTCGTGCGTGTGGTCTTCTCGCGCGGCCCTTGGCGAAATCCCAGACTGGCTTTCTGGCCCGACCGGAGGCGGCGATTGAGCTGCTGATCCGATAGGAGTCCGAACAAATATGACCGGAGTGCCCATGTGCTACACCTGCCTCATGGGATCGTAATACGGAGGCCGAACTTATACCGGTCGAGCGGCGGTCCGTCCATACCCCGGGTGACGCGCACCCAGATGAACCTGCTGGCGCCGGACGGAATCGACGCGATGGTCACGACGTCGCCGTAAATCCCCGGCGCTCCACCGACGTCAGGCGCAACGTCCACCCAGGCGTCGCCGAAGGTCCCGCCCGGGTCCGGGATCACGGACACGCTCACGTCGGTCAGGCTGAACTCCGTGTCGTTTCGCACCTCGATCTTGCGCGCGTGCTGGAGTCCCCTGATCTCTCCGAAGTCCCACTCTCGGTCGAGCGGGATCGGGTTGCCGGCGTCATCATACAGGGAGATCATGACTTCCGCCCGGTACTCGTCACCGCCCCAGATGTCCGGGATAAGACCGCTGTCCCGGACCATGACACCGGAGCTGTCATAGACGCGGATGTAACCGGCCAGGGGAAATATGACGTCGCTCACGTCTAGCTGCACCGAGGAGGCGCCGTCCGGGACCGTGGCCTCTTTGAGCAGGTTGCCGGTCGAGTCCAGCAAGCGCACGATCCATCGCGAAGTCAAGCCCTGGACGGTGATCTTGGTTGAGCGGTAAACGCGCACCACATCGACGTCCAGGGTATCGCCGCTTTCACCGTTCAAGACGAAGCCGAAGTCCGCAGCGTCCGGGAATAGCTGCGCCCCCAACCAGTCCCATGTCTTCCCGTCGTGACTGGCGTAAGCGTCCCAGCGCGCCGTATTGGTGCGTACCAGTCGCAGGAAACCCCATCCCGTCACCGGCGTGTTGGGATCGAAGTATTCCGTGATGCCGGCCCATTCGTCTGCCGAACGGAACAGAACCAGACCGCCCAGGTCGCCGGTCGTAGATGGGTCATAGTCGGTCTGCGCCTCGATCACCAGGTTTGGTTCGAGCGGGATCGGGCGCAGCACGAACACCGGCATGCCGCCGTGCCGGAGCTGGAGCCAACCCGGTCGAGCATCCACGGAAACGCGCGAGGCTTCGCTTTCCGGTTCAATTCGCCAGGCCGGGTCCAGCGAAGAGACGTCAAAGCTGTCATGGAGAAGCATTCCCATACGTGTGCGGTAGATGGTCGGCATGGGCAACACCTCACGTAACCAGCCAGCGACGACGCAAACTTTTGAGTTCGTGACGCTCCTTCCATTGCTTCATCAGGCACTCCCAAACCTTTTGGACCGCCTGATTGCCACTGTTCTCTTGGCATATGGTCTCCGGCCATGCTCGCAGCAAGACGGGAACGTAATAGTACCGGTACAGCGTCACGACGTCGATCAGGCCATAGATGCCGCTTTCCGGCCCCTGGCTGATGTTTTGGTATCGGTACAGGGTGATGACGTCGATAAAGGCACGCAAACCGCTCGGCGGGACAGCGCTACCGGTGAACCGCCAGCGGAGGCCCGTGGTACCTGGCGGAATCTCGACCGTCGCCGTCGGCGATGCAGACTCATCACCGCCGTAAGGATCGGCCGCCGTGCCGCCGCTCGACCAAATTACCTGGTTGGACGGCAAGGCAATCAATTGCAGTGTGTTACCGTTGGCGACGCCGTACTCAAACTCCACCCGCCCGCCATCTGAGAGATCAGCCGACAAGGTGGCCGCGGCGCCGCTGTAGGTAGGCGCAAGCGCAACGTCGCCGTTTCGTTGGTCCCTGAACATCCATCCGCTCACCGACCACCTCGACGGATCGGCGAAGGCGGAGTGATTGAAAGAGTCGGGACCATAGTCTATCGTCTCCTGACGGACGACTCCCGACTCTCCGCCCTCGAATTCCCATCGCAAAGCCGTGGTTCCAGGTGGCACTTCGACCGAAACGGTTGGGCCAGGATAACCATAGGGATCGTTCGTGATCCCGCTGGAACTCCAAAGCACCTGACCAGACGGCAACGCTACCAAGCGCATGTTGCTTCCGTACACAACCGAATACTCGAATTCGATCCTTCCGCCATCGGGGAGATTTGGTGTCCTCAGCGTAACTGTTACACCGTTTCCGTTTGGCACCAGGGCGATGTCGCCATTATCCTGCTCTCTGAAAGTCCATCCGTTGACCGTCCACCTAGACGGATCGGCGAATCCGCCGGAGTTGAAGTCGTCCGTGCCATAGTCGATCTCTTCCCGCCGCTCTTGGCCCCATTCGGTGCGCAAGTACGTCGGGCAGTAATACATGATAGCGCTCCGTCCGCAGTCCCGGATGGTCCAATAGATGGCCCAGTACCTCGCGTCGAAAGCATTATCTTTCAACCACCGAAACAGTTCTCTGAACAGGTGATTGACCGCCTCGCTCGCCGTGACGTGGGAGTAATAGACCCCGTATGTGACCCAGATGTCCCAGAAGCGGGTGATGAATTCCCGCAGAACGCCTTCCTCGACGTACACAACGCGGTCGCTCCACCACTCCCACCACGGGGGATAGGGCGGAATGTAAATCGGGTCACGAGGCGGCAGAATCATGGGATCGCCGGTGACAGGGTCATACCCGCCGACAATCGGAAACTTGGGTTCTCCTGTCACCGGGTCGGCAATGGGATTCGGCGGCAGGTTTTTCGGGTCCTCAATCGGTTCTGTGTCAGGCCACGGCTCCATTGGCGGCTCATATGGACGCGTGTTTTCTTGCGGCCACGGATGGTATGGCTTCGCCTGCCCGTAGGACAGTCGCTCGTCCTCCGACAAAACGGATTCCTTCGGGGCTTTGGGCAAGCGCACCTCCCACAGCAAAGACGCATCCGTCGGCGCCAGTGGGAGTCGGACGTCTTTTAGCAAGACCGTATCCTTCGGGGCTTTGGACAAGCGCGTGTCTTTCAAAAGCGCCGTATCCTTCGGGGCTTTGGACAAACGCGTGTCTTTCAAAAGCACCGTGTCCTTCGGGGCTTTGGACAAACGCGCGTCCTTTAGAACGACCGTTCCCTTCGGGGCCTTCGGGAGGCGCACGTCCCAAAGCACTAGCGCGTCCATCGGCGCCTTGGGAATGCGGAAATCGCTCAGAATCAGGCCCTCCAACTGAGTAATGCCCGCAAGCATGTCTCCGTGGAATAGGGCCTCTTTGTGTTCCAACCGCCGCGCGCGTCGATCCTCAAACAGCGCAGCGTCCTTCGGGGCCTTTTCGATCCTCATGCTTGCGCCGGCTAAGGCGAGAGCATCGCGCTCGTATTCACGACTGCCGAACGGCGCCCAATTGACCACGATGGCCGGCCGCTCGTATTCTGCCATCCAATCGAGGCGTGCAACCAGCAGACCGTCCCGCAAGTCCACTCGCGGCCCCGTCACGGGCCCACCCAACAGGGCCGTTTCCCGTGTGATGTCGCGGTCGTTCAACACGCTACGGAAGGCAGCAATCGCCGGGAACACATATTCACGCGCGGCCTTCGGCATGTGGAAAGGCTCAGTCGCGGCCCTGGTGTTCAGGCGCACGGCTTCCGGCAACGTTTGCACCGCTCCCCCGGGGCGTTTGTTGACCCTCTTGGCAAACTCAAAGGTGTATGCCGTCCAGCCTTCTCCGCGCAAGTTAATGCGCTCAGCCCACTCCGTCAACGGCTGAACCGGCCATCCTTCTCGGGGATCAGGACGAACGGCAAGCGAGAACATCCACCAGTCCACGATCCCGTCGCGAATCCTGTATTCGATCCTTGGGAAGCGGTGCTCGATCATTGCCGCCCGCGGCCAGTCCTTGACCGCAAGGACGTCGATCAGCCAGTCATGCTGACCAGGTTTCCACAGCTTTTCATCAAAGGTCGAGCGTTCGGTCCGCAGATGTGCCGCTTTGGAAGGGTCTTTGACGGCTTTTGAGAACCGAGAGTCAACCTTCCCGGTCTTCTCCAGGTCCTTCGCCGACGGAACGTAAAGATCGACGCTCCTGCCCTGGCGATCCAAGTCACGAACGGAATGGCGGCCAACAGGCATGTTTTTTGCGCTGCGTTTTCGCTTGCGCTCCGAACGGACCGGATCGTCCAACGCCAGGGCGTTAAGTTCAATAGGCCGGACGGCTGCGGGCACATCCCCAGCCTTCCGGCCCTCTCTTTCGATAGGACGGTATGCGACGGGAGCGGTCTTTGCCTGTAGCCCCGGTCTCTCTTTCACAAGTGCGCCATGGACTAAGAACTGCTTCCAGCGGCTGCGACGGGCCAAATGCAAAGCCCTGCGAAGAGCAAGCATTGACACAGGGATCAGCGCTTCACGCTGCACTTTCTCAACCAGCACATGGTCCAAGCTGGTACGCCCATCAAGAGTGGCATAAGGAGTGTACCCGACCAACAGGTCGGTTATGTCCTGGCCTTCTCGCGGGCGCGGATAACCCGCCTCCAGGACAACGCTGTTTCGGATGGGTCGGAAACTGGCGATTAAATCAACCTGTGGCACGGGCACACCCCCTTAGATCAAACCTTGCGAATGGCAATCGAATAGCCGTTGTTGGGGCTTGCGTTCTTGATCGGACTCTTTCCATGCGGGTAGAGATGGAAATACTTGTAGCGGTCTTCCCCACCATCTGGGTAGGTGATCAAAAACTCATCTAGGTGGACGACGTTGTGAGCTTGCACGCCGAGCACGTCTTCCAACATGCCACGGTAGCCTTCGTATCCGTGCACAACGTAAATCGGCGATAGATGGTATTTCTCCGTCCACGCAGACGGGTTGAAGCCTTTATCTTCAAGGGTCATCTGCGGCCGCTGCGTAACGAATGCCAACTCGTGTTGCTGATAACGCAGCCCTGACCGCGTTTTGAAAACCATCACGGTGTCAATTCCATTCGACGTCCTTTCGCCGTAGGTCTGAGGATCGGACGAATAGCTGATATCTGCCGATCCCATCAAGACGAAGTTTCCATCGATGTCCTCAAAAGACTCAGGGAACGGAACAAGCCGTCCTAAGTAAAGAAAAGCAACTAGGTATCCGTCAAAGTCCAGCGCTGGGTCGCCGTACATCACCAGTGCAATCCGGTTTCTGGTAATGCTACCGTAGTACACCACTTGTTTTTCGGTGTCAACTTGGGCTGTCGTGGATCGCCAGTAGACGACCGGGACGTCCGGACTCGGATTGATGAGATTGCCCGTAGTTTGGTCGTAATCTTCACCGATGGTGACGGTGATCTCTTTGAGTTTGTTCGAATCTCGACGGATACGTGCATACATGGTCAGGCTCTTGCCAGCCGGCGGGGCAATACCAGGCTGCGCAGCAAATCCGTCGTCCACAAAGTGCTCGCATTGTCCATCCGTCGTCCCAATCCGCTCCAACGTACCGGTGCTCGCGCGACGGTAAACGTGATAGTGCATAGCCCCGTCAACTCGACGCCAGCTAAGACGAACGCGCTCCGGCGTAGTCGGCTGGGCCACACTCACCTCAGCCGAGGCTACGGATTCGCCCCGTGGTCCGACAGCAGTCACCGCGTAGTAGTACGTCGTGTCACCCGTTAACCCCGTACCTCCTGCTGGCTCTCCGGTCAAACTGGCTTGGAGATTGACAGGCTCACGGATGGCGCCCTCCGGGTCGGTTGTCGTCTTAAAGATACGGTCATCGGGGTCTTTCATCTCGACGAGTTCCCAACCGCCGCCCACAAGCATATCGCTAAGCGTTTGGATCAGGTTAGCGACCGTCGTGTAGCCTTGGTACCATGCCATCGTCGATCCCCTCCTATCACACCTATCGCAGGAAATGCAGGTTCCACCATGCGCGTTTTGCTGTCGCTGAGTCGTTGACAAATCCAAGGGTAATCACAGTGCCGGCCGCAACCGGCAACACGATGGACCACGGCGTGCCCATTAGCACCGACTCGGGCAACTCCTTCGTGAAAATAGTGTCAAGGATTCGCTCGCTTCCAACGTCCACGAACCAATAGTCGTCGAGGGAAAAGCCCGACGCCGCAAACGCGACGCTCAGGAGTTCCATGTCTTGCGGGACGGTATACTTAGCCGTGTACGTCCCCGTTGCGGCCGGGATGGAAAGCTGCAAGCCTTTGATGTACGGACGCGATTTCTTTGGGTACAGCGGATGCGGCAGGTCGATCACCCTGACCTGCCCATCCGCGACAACTGCTACGTGGAATCCCATCAGAGGGCCACCTCGTCCATCACACGTTTGCTGACAGTAGGCATTGCGCGCACGACACGGCCTTGGGTATCTCGTTCAAGATCCCAAATGACTTCCCGACCGTCTGGTTGCTCGATGGTCACACGCTGCATGTATTGCTTCTCGTCTTCCGTGTAGTCCAGCGTGTAGCGCTCTCCTCCGCTGTACGCCTCCACGAGACGACCTTCGGCGTTGTAGAAGAGCATCACAGGGTGCAGCCCTTCGTCATCCACGACGCCGACGATTTTGACGCCGACGTCGCGCAGGCGGGCCTTCCTAAGCTCGTCGCGGATAAGCTCGCGGATCGGCTCAATGAGGTTCTGGGGCCTGGACAGCGCGCGCGGACTGTTTCCAAGGACGCGCACATCGTTGGTGACAGACACGCCACCACCTCCCATCACGGCGCGTATTCGAGGTCGATGGTATCCACATACCCGCTCTGATCAAATTGCGCACGCACTCCAATCACTTGGTAACGGCCAACCGCCGTGGTGACGCGCTCGCGCAACCGCACGAGGTCCGCCAGGTTGATCTCGGGGTTGCCGAGGCTGACAACCTGCACCCGGCGAAACTTGCGGGCGATCTGCCGGAACAGGTTTTCCGCCACCCGCTTTCGTCGCTGGTGCGTGGTGGCCCAGGGTACGTACACGTATGCCACGCGCTCCCGGCCGCCGCTGACCACGTTGAAAAGGTACTCATGCCGGAATGTAGACGCCCCAGAGTCGCTGGTAATGATCAGCTTGTTGCGCAGCATCGCCCCGTCAAGCGTGTAATCGGCGTCGGTGATGTCGGTGTACTCTGTGTAGACCCACTTCGGGGGATCGGTCTTGGCCGGCTCCGGCCATAGTCCGGCGTGGATGGTCCCGTCGCGTGCCGCGCGCACCCAATACCCAATGGACTCCGCCAGGCGCGAAATCTCGTCCCACAGCGTCTGTCCCTGCTCCGCGCGAAAGTAAGGGACGATGTACGGGTCCGTACCGCCGGTGTATTCCGCCACCAGGATGTCGTCGATGTCCACCACACGGCCCAAGGAGCTTGTCTCTCCGACGTCTTCTGCCTCCCATCGCAACGTGTGCGTGCCCGCAGACAGTTGCCATTGGGCCGTCTTCCAGCCGCCTTTCTTGTAGGTGGCCTTCAACGCGCCGTCAACGTAAAAATGCAACCGGTTGGCGCGTACCCGGTAGTCAAACTGCACGTAGCCGTCGCGGGTAAGGGTAACGTCCCGCGATATGCCGGCCTTTTGCCCCTTGGCCGTGTTCTTCGACGTGACAATGGTCCAGCCGTTCCCGGATAGAATTTGCCACCCAACGCCATCCGTCAGGTAGGCCGGAGGGATGTCGCTGACGCCCTCAAAGTCGTCGTGGATGAGGACGGACGTAGCCTCATCAATCACGGCGTCCTGCACGACAGCAGTTAGTCCCGCGCGGGAAATCAGGTCGGCCATGATGTCGCTGGCGACCATGTTCTCATACTCAATCGGGGCCTCGATGATCTTCTCCTGCAGCAGGGCCACATTGTCTCGGCATTCCAGACGCAGCAGCTCATCTGCCGCGTTGATCGAGGGCCGATCAACCACGCCAGTAAAGTACAGTTTCAAATCGTCCCCGTACCCGATGTAAATGCGCACCGGACACCCCGGATGTAGCGTAGCCGTCCAAGGGGATTCGGGCAGGGCCAAGTGCGGGAACTTCGCTGGGCCATAGTCCGGAGAGTAATAGCCGAAGGGGTTTGCTATCTCGATCATTGCTTGCGCGGCAGGAGAATCCACGGAGCGCTCTACGCTGACAGACAAGACGTTCGGGAGACGCCTCCACGCGCCAGTGCGATCCTGCACGCGCACCAGAAACCGCGCAGGACGGTCATCGGTTTGAAGTTGGTCACGCCAGGTGCTCATGGCGCTCCCACCCCCGGCCGTTCCTGGACCAACAAGTCAAACTCCACGAAGTAGAGGAGGCCGCGCTGCTCCACATCCACATCTTCGCTGGCCGTGCCCAACCATACACGCCCGCCCTCGTCGATCCAGAGGAGCGGCACGCGCCGGTCGATCCCTTCGATTAGCATGGCATACGCATCCGCGCCCTTAACAACCACGGCCATGTGCGCCACCGCTCCGCCTCTCTCGATAGCCTGCACGCGAGGAGGACCTTGGAGCGGCGTAAAAACTTTCGCTTGCCGTGCAGGGCGCGGCGGCGTGTAGTTGGTGATCTGGAGCACGTTCGGCACAGGCACGTACTCTTTTATAACTGCGTCATTGATCGTGGCCCAAGCACCACTTGTAGCCCACGTGATTGTATGACTCCCCGCTCGTAGAGGTAGTCGGACAGGCAGCCCAAGCTCAGACCCTGCCCAACGAGCCTGCTCCTTACCGTCAATGGTCAAAGACAAATAACCTGCGCCCGGGCTTCCGTCGGGGTTATCTGGGACATCCAAAGTCAGGACAAACTCCACCACGCCGGGATTAGACAGCGTCACGGATTGCGAGTAACTACCATTCGTTTGGATCGAGTTTTGCCACCTGGTTGGTCCTCCGGGCCAGTAGAGGCGGTACATCACCGATCACCTCCCGGCGCGAATGTCGGCCATGAGGCGCGCGCTCAGGACCGCCTCAAGCGCCTCAACAAATCGGCGGCCCATATCAGGGCCGCCTTTCACATTGGGCAGATGGACCACTATTTGCGGCGTGCTGATGGTGATGCCCTTTGTGCCGGATTCCATTGCGCGGTATTGGAACAGCCTCATAGGCTCGATGCCAGACGGTAGGCCAAACGTCGAGCGCAGGTTTTTCGTGTTCTCGCGAATCTCCAGAAGAATGTCGTTTGCTTTCTGTTGCAGGCGCAACAGCTCTATTTGAGCTTCCACCCGTTGTTCGCCTTGGATCTTCGGGATGATGGCCTGCAATCGCTTGACGCCATTCATCAGAGTGTCATATACGCGCATCATCACTTCGCGCTGTCGGCGAACGAAGGTCAAGGAGTCCTCCTCAACACCGGACAACTTCAGCTTTTGCAGCTCGACCTCTCCCTGGAGGCGCAACAGCTCCTCGCGACGTTGGACGGACTCGACCACTTTGGCAAGCTGCTCGGCCGCGTCCTGCACGACCTTTTTCCCTTGTTCCATCCCTTTGGCCAAACCTTGGGCGACGTTCTGGCCATACTCGGCCATCACGCGGGACGGCGAGCGGATGCCGAGTAGCTTGCGGATCGGGTCAGGCAGCACCGATTTCGCCCAACCAACGACCTTCTTCTTCAGCCATCCAGCCATAGACTTGATGCCGTTCCAAAGCCCCGTCGCGATGTTTTTCCCGATTTTCACCATGTTGCCGACCAACCGGCCGACCGAACGGATGGCGCTACTCACAAACTGACCGAACCGGGAGAGAATCGCGCTCAAGCCCCTGCCGATGGCCCGCAGCATGCCGGTCATGGCGGACCAGGCTTTGGACGCGAGGTTTGCAGCCCATCGGCCTATCAGCGCCAACGATCTCGCAACGAAAAACGCGAAGGCGCTGAACCCCTTGGCACCAAAGCTCGCGATCCATTTGAGTGCCGCCAGCAAGGCTTTCCCGAGGATCAAAACGAACTGCTTGCCGAACTGCGCCAGGAGGCCCAGGAACGACAAGAAGTGGGCGCCCATGCTCTTCAACGCCGACGCCGCGGATTTGAGCATGCCGGTAAAATTCGTCTTGAGGGCCAGGTACACCACACTGGCCGCCGCTACGAGAGCGCCGAAGATGGCGATGACCGGGCCGATTGCGCCAACGAGAGCAGCAAACGCAGTCGAGACCATGCCGACGCCTGCGACAATCGACGGCAGGAAACCGAGGAAGAGGAGGATCGGCCCGCCGATGAGTGCAAAGGCAGCCACCAGGGCGAGTACAATGGCGATGACCTTCTGAACGGGCTTCGGTAACGAGTTAAACCAGCGCACAAGCCCGGTGAGGGCTTCGGTGATGGTGCGCAGAATCGGAGTCAGTTGCTCGCCGATGTTGATGGCCATGCTTTCAAGCGCGCCCTTGAACTCTTCCCAGGCGCCAGCCAGATTGTTGGTCATCTCTTCGGCCATTTTCTTGGCGGCGCCGTTGGAGTTTTGGAACGCCTTCGTCAAGCGCTCCAGCTCTTCCGGCCCTGTCTGAATGAGGGCCATCATACCGCTCATGGCCTCAGCGCCGAAGATGGCTGACGCGGCAGCAATCTGCTCTTCCTGGCTCAGTTTCTTAAATGCCCGGTTCAGTTGGCCGATGATGTTGGACAGCGGAAGCATGCGCCCGCTGCTGTCCGTCACCTGGATGCCCAGCTTTTCGAGCCACTTAGCGGCTTCCTTTGGCGGATCAGCCAGGCGGATCAGGGCCATGCGGAGCGTCGTACCAGCCTGGTCGGCCTTGATCCCGTTGTTCCCGAGGATGGCAGCGGCGGCGGCCATCATTTCCAGACTTTGGCCAGCGGTCCTAGCGTTGGGGGCAATGTACTTGAAGGTGTACCCCAAGTCGCGGATGGAGATGTTCGAGGCGTTCGCGGCAGCGGCCAGGACGTCTGCGATGTGGCTCATATCCTTGGCCTGGAGGCCGAAACCGCTCATCGCCGACACCATGATGTCGGCGACGGAAGCAAAGTCTTCACCGCTGGCAGCGGCGGCGTCCAGCAACCCGGGCATGGCGGCAAGGATCTGGTTCGTGTTGAAGCCTGCTGCGGCAAGAACGCTCATGCCTTGCGCGGCTTCACTCGCTGAGAACACCGTATCCGCGCCAAGCTGGATGGCTGCCTGTCGGAGCTTTTGGAACTCGTCCTCGGTTGCGCCGGATAGGGCGCGCACGCGGCTCATCTCTTTGTCAAAGTCCGCCGTCGTCTTGACAGCCGAACCCAGAACGCCAGCAATACCAACGCCGACACCTGTAACAGCTGTTCCGATTCCGCGAATGGTTTCAGAGACGTTCTGCAGCCGGTTTTGCAGCTTGATGGTTGCTTCCTGGGCCATGTTTTCGATGAAACCGGAAGCGGTTCGAAGCTCGGCCTTGGCACGGGCGATGTCACCTGCAAGTTGATCCATTCGCAGGCGGATCTCGGCATAGATGCTGCCAAGGTTTACAGCCATGCCGCACACCCCCGTTCATCCAGCAGGAGCCGCGCGTCCACCAACGGCTTCTTGCCTTCCTCCAGGTAGGACAGGTAGACCGCTGCCGCCACGTCCAGGCAGTATGCCGCGTAACTCGAAAGGCCAGGAAAAAAGGACGACGGCCGCTGCCCCCAGGCTTTGGCCGTCGCCACCAATTCAATCATCGACTCATGGTTCTCTACGAAAGGATTCAAGCTGGCGCACCTCTTCCGTAACGAAATGGAAGATGGCCAGCTTTTGGTTCAACGTCAAAGGCATGATCTTTACGATGTCGTCGTACTTCGGCTCGACAAGAGCCTGTTTTGCCACCTCGTCCAGGGCCGGCAAGATTTTTTGCAGGTCAACATCGATGTCGAAGTTTTCGTCCTTCGGGCCCTTGCCGTCGAACACTTCCTTGGCCTTCACCTTCAGGCTATTGGGGACCCAGCCGGCCTTAAGGACAATCGGGGTAAGGTCGATCTTGCGCGCGCGGACCTTGATCGTCCCGCGTCCATCCCAGTCGGGAATCTCGATGACCTGCCCTCGCGCACGTTCTTCGATTTCTTTGAGGGTGATCACGTCACTCATGCGGTCTTACCTCCTTACAGAAGCTCAGGCGGCAGAGCGTCCACGAATTCCTTCGTCACGTAAGGAGCCCCCGTCGCCGGATTCTGGCGGGCGCGAATTTCGAACTCCGGCGTGCCCCATTCTTGGTCTTCGTGCTCGATGTTCGGGGCATAGCCGATGCAATAGGGGAACGTGTACTTCAAGTAGCCGTCAATGCCGCCGGAATTGTTGTAGTTGGCGACATAGAGTTCCATCTGGAACGGAGTGCGCTGGGCCTGCTCCTCAATCGTCGGCGCAGCCCAACCGATAACGCGCTCGTCCGATCCTTCCGTCACCGTGATCAGTTGGCCACCGCCGATGATTTGAGCGACCATAGCATCGAAGCGCGCGTCCGTAAAGGTGAGGTTGGCACCGACCACGACGTCGTGCTCCTCGTACCAGACCAGCGTGCGGTCGCCGCCGCGCAGCTCCGCGGATTCACCTTCGACCGTCTCCAGCTCGACCGCAACGCTTTGCGAAGTCTTCACAGCGTGCTTGGTCGGGTTGGCCGGCATGGAGCCGTCAAGGTTGAGCGGAGTCAGGATCAGGCCACGGCAGCCACGGAGATAACCGCTCCTCGCTTGCGGCAACTTCGCCATGCTGCATTACCCCCTTTCAAAGATTGCGGCCCCCTGGAAACGAACCAGGAGGCCGATTAGCTGCCTATCGTCTTCCACGAAGTCAAACATCCCCGGCACCAAGTAGACGTCGTACTGCTCCCCCGAAACGCTATCTATGACAACGCGGCCATTCAAGGCCGCGATGACGCTTCTCGCAAGGTCGTCCAGGGTTAAGAACGAACCGGTTATATCCTCGTACAGCCGCACCTCGATCAGGTGATTCCCTGCAAACGAGATGCGTGCGCTCGTTCCGCCGTCCACCAGCTTTACGGTGGCGAAGGGCTTCTGTACGCTCGATGGAGCCAGGAACGCCTGGTAGACGCGGCCGCCAAGGGCCGGCACCTCATTTCTCAGGTGCTGAATGATCGCGCGCCTTAGCACGGATCATTGCCCCCACAGCTCACGGAAATCGCGCTCGATGTCTTTCAGATGGGCGCGCCGCGTTGGTTCTATGATGGCGTATCGGCC